ATCTCCTTTCAGTAGAGCCATTTGCTGTTTTAATCGGTCAACCAACTCCTTGGCATCTTCTTCAGAAATTCCGAATTTCTCGTTAATTGCGATATCCAGACAGGGATCTTTTTTAGCCATTTCTCATCAGACAAAAAATTAAGTCACCGTTGTATTGTTCAATTTCCCGATTTGATTGTTCTGTAGTCAGATCTTCATCCCGTGCCAATGCCCTAGCATCTTCTTCCTTCAGTAGATTCTGTGTTTCCAGTTCTCGGATTCCGCTATCCAGTTCTTCATCAGATTGTTTTTCAATAGCTGCAATGACTTCATCGACCAAGGGTTCTGGTTCCTCAAGTTTTGCTACTGTGTAGTCAGGGGTCAGTTCTTCTACTTCATAAGCAAGCCTTTGCATTTCTGAGAATTCTTCTGATGTCAGGTTTTCCTGCTCCTCAAAACGTTTCTCTAGTTCAGCTAACCGAGTTTGCTTTACTTCATCTCCTGAGATAACAGGTTGCATTTCTGCACTGACATCAATCGGCTTTCCTGCTCTCTGTTGAAGCAACGCTTTCCTGACTGCATTGGCACGGTTTTCCGGAGGAACTCTCTCAATAAACTGCTGAAGTTGACCAGGAGGATCAGTAATGGTTGATGGGACATCTGGGTCATAAGCACGGGCTTCCTCCAGAGTAGGGATTCTTCCTGGGTAACTGTCCTCTGGTTTTACTCGGCCAAACAATGCTCCGAACCCTCCACCGAGACCCGTAGCAATTCCAATATCAAACAAGACATCTTGAGCATCATATTTCTGCTGATAACTTGCCCGTTCTGCCATTAGTAAGGGAGAAGCCAAGGTAGTCAACAAGGCAGCATCTGCTGCTCCCAATAGTGCTCTGGAACTACGAGCACCCATCCCAGCATACTGTAAGGCTCTTCTCGGTTTATCGAACTGACCGAGCAAAGGAATGTAGTTCAACGGATCTGGGACTGCACCAGCAATCACCCCTCCGTAAAAGGCAATGTAGTCTGTAAAGTCCTGAGCTTGTTCCAAATAATAGGCATACTCTCTTTCAGCATCCATCCGGTCTTTCAGCAGTCTCGCCTTTGCTTCTGTAAACGAGTCATCCCATTTAATCTGCGGATCAAAAAACTCAGAGTCCTTGTATTCTTCTTCAGTGATCTTTCCACCACGCATTTCAGAAATGGCTACATCTGCCATTGAAGCAGGAAGCAGGATCGACATATCACTGAACATTTTCTTTGCACCTTGCTTGAGCATGAACCCGAAACTTGGGTCATAGTTTTCTACAAGAGGTGCTTGCCCTACATAATTTGGTTCTGGAACGTACCCGATCATTGTCCCTCATTGAACAAACGATTGATCTCTGTATCCAAAGCCTGACGGGATTTGATATTTGCTAAGTGCGGTGCTGCTTGTTTTATTAACCGATCTATGGCTTTCCGTGCTTTTTTCGAGTCTTTAGCATTGGCAATAATGGCTCTGGCTGTTCCGACATATTGATCAATCATGTCTCTGTCTGCAGAATAGTCTCCGGTCTCTTCCGCTTTTTGTTCAAGTTGACGGACTGGGGCAGACAATGCCTGATCCACTTCTTCCATCAGTTCTGGGATCAATCCCTTCGGCTGATTCTTGGAACCTGTGGCTTTGGCTTCTGCTCTTGGATCAACGACTATGTCACGGACTCCTGACTCAATGCTTTCTACAATCGAATCTGCTGTTTCTTGAAGATCTTTCAGTGCAGAAGAACCAGCATCTTTAATCGTCTCCCCTACGTCTCCTGCAACATCTCCGACAAAAGTGCCGAGTCCCGTAGGTCTGTCAGGGAGTTCATCAACTACTGAAGCAAGTGCTCTCAATTCACTCCAGGTAATTTCTCCTTTTTCAGAAGCTACTGGGACAAACAGAAGAGAATCCGGATCTTGAGAATATAAAATCAAACCTGTGTCCAACGGACTGTTTGACCACCGGAAGACCCGATCTTCTGCAGTTGCTCGGATTGCTGGATTGTCAATGGATTCCAAGGCTTGCTGTGCTGCTACCGTCAGGGCATCTTCAAACTGACCGTCTTCAAGATTCTCCATCTCTGCTCTTGGTATCCGGACCTTGTATCCGTCATCAAACCCAGGAGTCAGAAAGGCGAACTGTTTTCCAAGAATATGGTCATTGGCCATTTCTACGGCATCATTGAACGACTGTCCTTCTTCCATCAGCATCAAGGTATATCCCTTGACCATCTCCAAAGTACTGTTGACCAATTGCTTCGATGAAGTATCCCCGATTGCCATGGACTGACGGAACCCGTCAAAAATGTCATTGCTGACAATGGCTATACTGAAGTCCTTTGACTGAACTGCTCCCAAGATCTCTGATTGCCGTTTGTTCAACTCTGGTCGGATCAGTTCGGAAGTTCTCATTCTCTGCAGGATCGCATTGCTGTGAGGCATCGTGTAGTGGTATGCAGAGAGTTCCAGTCCAATTCCCCCATTCTTTTTATCTCTGGAAAACTCTTCCATCAGTAACGGAGCAAACTTTCCTGCTGGTTCCAAGTAGGTCCGAAGTGCCATGGCATACGGGACTCCCTCTCTGATGTTCCCCAGTTCATTGAGCATCACTTCCTTGACTTGATTCGGCAACAGATTGATTCGACCCTTGCGTACTTCTTCTGCTAACTGAAAGGGGATGTGGCCTTCTCCGGTCAAATACCTTGTCTGCTCTCGGATGCTGCCTTCTAAAGAGGACTCATCAAAGTACTCTAAAGCGTTTTGTTTCGGACTTTTCTCTGCGTAGTAAGCTGCAGGGTCTTTTGCTCTGGATTCTCGGATCTGCTTGTGATGATTGATGTAGCGTAAATAGGCTCTTTCCTTTAACTCTATCGCAGGATCTCCTCCTTCTATCGAATAGTACTCTGGTGGTTTCCGTGCCAGTGCTGTTTCCACAGTCAGTCGGTTCGCCTTCAGAGGGTCCGCCATGTCATGAGCTAGAGATTCCACATAATCAAAAGCCATCTGGTACTTTGCCCGAAAGGGTCTCCCGTTTTTTGTCTCTGGCAGCAGTTCGATATTCTGGTCAAAGTCATTGGCTAGTCTGGCTAACTGGGCTTTTGGTCTCATCATTTGACCAAGAACTCGGTCAATCACTTCTTGTGCTCCAGATGCCCGATCTGCGTTGATGCCTTCCAGTGCCTTGGTTGCCTTGTCGAAGAGCCTTAGTCGTTCTTGAATTTTCAACCCAGGGAGCATCGACTCCTTCCCAGGTTCCTGTGCATTCCAAAGATCTAGAAACTGTTGAGGATCTGAATCGATCAGACGTTCCCCGAACTCTCGGTCTACTTCTGCTTCTGCTTCTTGTAATTTCAAAACCGTTGAATTCTGGTCGAAAAGACCTTTGCCTCCGGACACCTCCGGACCATACTCGTTGATCAACTGACGGTATCGGGTAAGCCTTTCCTCTCTGGAAAGCTCAAGAGACATGATGTCGTTGTAGGATTCGCTAAACGATGCTTGATTGGCATCTGTGGTACGAACATCAAACAGACGGAGACCTTGGTTCAATTCCCGATTGATAATGTCCAAACCCCATGCTTCAACATCTGTCTTCAGAGCACCACTAAGACCTTTGGTCGCATCATTCAAATAACCCAGCAACTCTTCTCTTCTTTGGTCTATGAACGCACTTTTCTCATTGGGATAGTTGTTGATGTCAAAAGACTCGGTTTCATTGAGCAATGTAGTATTGAAAAACTTTTTGGCATTTAACCGATTAACGTCTTGTTCCCTTCTTGTTCGTAAGGCCAAAACCTTGGACAGATTGTTTACTTCAAATCTTTTGAAATAGACCTCCATGTCCTTTTCTGAAATTCCGTACTTCTGTTGCAACTTCTGGAATCTGGACTTTTCCCCTTCTGGTGCTCCGTAGTACCACTCATGAATTCTTTGTTCATCTTCCAAAGCAGATGCCGAGGGAGCAGTCTCAAAACTCTTCTGTAGATCAATGCTGTCTCGGTTCAGATCCAGGCTTAATAATTCCAGTTCCCTTCGTTTCTCTTCTCTCTTTTCTTCAGCATAATTCTGAAAAATCGCATCACCGATGGAGAAGATGCCCTTGCCGAGTTGCTTCAGTGATTCCAGCTTCGCATAGTTTGCAGAGGTCTGGAGATCCAGAGATTGTGTCCTCGGAGAAGAAACCGGAGACAGTCGGTTCTGTGAGGGTCTCTGTAGATTGGTCTGGTCAAAAGGTAGTCTCATTTCAATGCCCCGTACCCTAAGATTCCACTACCGACCCCCTGGAAGAGTGCTCCAAATAGAGATTGATCTCTGGAACCCCGTGTTGCTCCTGCTGCTCCTCGTAGAACTCCTGCTTGGCCCTGAGCTTGTCTCCAGTTGATTGCTGCCTGTTTGACCTTCATGTCCGACTCTAGTTGCCCCTGGAGTCGTGTTCTTGCTGCTTCGTAACGAGTGTTGTAATTGATCATCCTCTGGTTGTACTGGTTCTGAAACTCCTGAGAGATCTGGACGTTTGCTGGGGTACCGACATTGACTGATGCCCCAGAAGATCCGGCTCTGGCCCGAATCCTACCGATCCTCGCCTTTCCTGCGATCTCTTCCTGAGCTAGTGCAGTCATTCCGGCAAATTCCACCTGTCTGGCGTTCTCGGCAGCAACCCGTTGTATCAACTGAGCTTCTTCTAAGGAAAACTGATAGTTCTCTTTTCCTGCCCGTAAAATCTCTGCCGCTTGTGCTTCGTAGTTCTGAGCAGTCAATGCATTCTGCTGTGCTGTCGTATAGAGGTTGAAAGCAGTTTCAACTCCCTTGTAAACGAGGAATGCGGTAGCGAGTGACATTATTCGTTAGTCTCGTAATCGATGGCTAAAAGAAGAACAGCTAAGGGATACGGCTGGTCCTGACGGATGTACAACTGTGCTTCGGTTCCATAGTCATCTCTCAGGGTGTAGCTTTTCTCTCCCGTGAAGAACAGGAGTGCTGTACCGATGGCATCAGCCGTAGTTCTGAAGACTGCTTCCGTCAGGTTCGATGTGTTTGCTCCGAATATTACTCCGATAGATTCCAGATAAGTAATCGTGGCATCATCCAAGAGATACGGAGTTGATCCGTACTTGAACCCCATGCTATCGAGGAGTTTGATCACAAACTTATGAATCCGTTTCTTGTTTCCTACAGAGGTTCCAGCCGATGTCTGGGCGACCATCGGGAGTGTCTGGAGGTTACTGTTGTATCCAAGTCCAATTCGGTATTTGGTTGCTGCAGTCTGTAGTGTGACTTCTCCGGAGGAATTGACAGTCTGGTCTGGTTGTACGGCAGCATCTCCGAGGACAGAAACCGTTTCTCCACTAAGGTGCGATAGGCCAGTAACGGCAGTAGTGGCAGAGGTTTGGTTCGTTGGCTCTTCCAGACCACTATCGACAAAATGAGCATCTGTTGGATCAATTTCAGAACCGACAAAATATCTCTCAAGAAACTCGACATATCGGACTTCATTGCACTTCCTCAGAGTAGTCACACTGACATCGGTGGTAGACCCAGAAACCGTTACAGCACTTCCTCCAGATGACTCAGAAAGTTGGAAAGTATCAGTAGTTGAACTGACCACATAATAGAGAGTATTTGCTGTGAATCCGGTGATTGCAGTAGCATCAAAAACAAAGATGTCCCCGTCTGATAGTCCGTGTGAAGTCTTGGTGAACCTGTCAGTGGATTGATTGAAAGTACACGAAGCTAATGCTGCATCCCGTCTATGTCTCTTGACTACCATCCAGAGTTGGTCATGGGTGCTTCTTGCAATTACAGACAAGGATTCGACTTTCGCATGATTCCCATAGGTAGAATCGTAGTGAACCCCGGCTATTGTGTGTAGATGCCATGCTCTCATCTGGAGAAGATCTACATACGTAATTGCTGCCAGTTTCCCATCGGTTCTTCTGCACCAGAGCACAGAATACGGCTGATCCTGATACGAAGTTTCCACAATCCCAGACTCTGTCAGGGACTCTGCTCGTAGAGACAGATCGGCTGCTGCATACTGGTCTTGGACTTTATCGAATGCTAATTCTCTTAACTTTCTGCCGTTGACCTGGACATAGAGCAGGTTATTACCAATCTTTGCTGGAAGCGAGGTTCCGTCTGTAGCCCAGGCACTAACTTTGGTAATGCTGAAGTTAAACGGAGTCAACGTCACATCGTCTTCTGTACCGAAGATCTGGAAGATTCCACCAGAAGTTCCAACGGTCAGTCTCCGGTCTTCGTTGAGCCACTCGATCAAATCGACTGTGTCAGAAGAGATTGTCAGAGAGATCGCATTATCCTCAAAAATCTGCTCCCCAATGATCGCCTTTCCAGCAGAATCGGTTCTGCCTGTCGATTGTCCAAGGGGTTCGGAAGCCGCAAAGTTATTGAAGTCTGCAGTCTTAGAAAAGTAAACCGTCTGAGGTTCTGACGAGGTTCCGCCAAAGACGAGACGTTGCTGGTAGATCTGTACCGTTCTGGGGTATCCGGTGGTCTCTGAAAAACTTCCGAGTTGCCATTCGGTTGTGGCCCCAGGAGTTGCTAGAGCACCTTTGGTCTTTGCTAAGATTGTGGTGGTTGGACTGCTACTGTCGAGTTCCAGGATCTCGGCATATCCCCACTTGATTTGTGGGGCCACCTGAGTGTTCAACCGAATCAAACGTCCTACATCTGAACTCTGGAACCCAAGGTCCAGATTAATCCCCGTGGTAGCGGAAGCCACGATCTTGATATAAGCATCTTTGCCAACGATGTCCTGGAAGAACGTCAGATCTGTGGTCGGTGCAGTGGTGATATCAGCAGGAGTACCCCCGGAGGAAGTCGCTAGTTTGAACGTGTTCTGGGTAGCTTGGACAATGTAGTAATCGGTCCCTGCCGTGACTCCGACTATTGAAGTACCTCCGGTAAAGCGAACCTTCTGTCCATTGACAAACGGATGATTACTGGAAGTAAAGGAGTCTGTGGCATCATCGACATTCGATGCTGTAACCGTAATGACTTGTTCTGCTTCCAGAGTTGAATTGGTGAAGGATGCTGTCCAGTTGGCAGTATCTGCTAGAGAAATGGTCATCGTGGTGTCTTCGACATTCACCGGGAGGTACGGACCATCTTTCAAAGGGAGATCTGTCAGTGTCCAAGAGGTAACGTCCAGACGTTTGAGTTCTCTCGGAGGATGAGTCGGATGACAGAGGAAGAGTACGTCTGCCGATTGAGTGAAACTGATGTCTGCTAACTGAGCAGTCGTATAGGTGGTAGTGACTTCGTAGGGGGAACCACTGGATTCAATGATTCCATCGTTTGCATAGAAACGGATCTTGTTATTGGAAAACTCCAAAACCACCGAAGTTCCCTGACCCCGATTGAACGGAATCAGGCGAACCTGGGCATTGGACGGAGTTCCATAAGCGTAGAACGTCCCTGGTCTCCGAGTTACGGAACCCTGGGGAAGAACTACCATGTTTTCCAGTAGTGCTAGTGACGATTTGTAACTCTCCAACTCGACCATTCCCTGCATCCTGGGAGAAATCATCCCATCGGCAAAGGAAGACTGAAGTGCTTGAATCCTCAACTAGACCTCACTAGAAAACTTGGCTCTTCGATAGGTAGAACCGACTAGACGGGCATTGATGTAATCATCAGCAATGAATTCACCGGGAAGTGACGTTTCTTGAGAATCTACACCACGGGCCTCACTGAGGATCTGCAAATATTTCGCAAGCATTCGGTCACGGAGATCTGCTCGTCCTGTTAGGTTTTCCGCTATCTCAGACGCCAACTTCATGGCCACTGCATGAGTCAATAGAGAATCAAAGTCGGTAGGGTCCGTTACCTTCTTGATGTACTTCAGTTTCATTGAAGTGCTATCGGTTACCAGATACCGTCCCTCGACTTCGTACTTCTCAAAGTTGTTCTCGACATCAAGCACCCGAAGACAGTCAGCTGGTAGAGCAAAGCGTTTGGCATAACCCCAAGCTGGAGCAGTAACGTCTGCTGATAACTCTACTCTGGCAACTGCACAGTTCCAGGGGTGAGACCGGAGGACCGAGTCTCGACAGTCTTCATAGCGAAGATTGACAACCCGTGCCCTCTCGTTCTCTTCATTCAGTGCCGCAATTTTCGTCTCACCGATGTTGGTGAGAGCGATATTACAGATCTGAACTACTGAAGACATCAGTCGATCACATAGACGATGTAACCGACCAGATCATCTCCATCGGCAATAGCCGTATCCTGACTGGTTGCTCGGATCACTACACCTCCCATTGACTGAAAGACATAGGTTCCGCCAGTGGCCTTGATTCCGGCTAAAGCACCTTCCATGTTGAAGTACCCTGCAGTATCTACTGAGAGACCATCGATCAGACCATTGGGATCAGCAGCAACTGCTGTGTTATCCCCGTCTGTATAAGCATCCCAACCAAGATCCAAGGTTGCCGAAGCAGTGGTCCAGTTGCAGTACATGCGAGAAAGACCCAACAGAACTCGTACTCGTCCTGCCGGAAGTTTCCCGATGGCTACTGAAGAGGTAGCCTCCCCAGCACCGTCCTGGTCATGGGTGAAGAACATTACACGGAGTCGACCTTGGAATTCGGTTGACTCATTGTTCACTACGGGATCTGCCGTTGCATTGGTGTATTCCGTAGATTTCTGAGTTGTAACAGCCATTTAGTCTCCTTATGGTGATTCGTCACATTCGATTTGAACTACCTTGTCCTCTTCCATCCTGGTTGCTCCAATTGACATCGCAGCATAGACCTGAGTGGCGTAAGACTTGTCTGGTCGCTCATCGATTCTAACGTGAAGATCTTTACCGACTGCTAACAGCATCCCGTCTACTGCATACGCAAAACAACTGCGTACATCTGTAGAACTATCTAGAGACAATCTGGTAGACGTTATGAAGGTAAAGCCAAGAAAATCAGATATTTGGCCCTGAGCTAACGCCTTCACGGTGTTGAAATCAGAACTGGTGACTTCCGTAGTAGCCAACAAATCCTGGATCTGTTTTGGACCTACGACAATTACTCTTGGGATACTTGGATCAACATCAGCATTATCCATCAGGTATTTGGCCTGACGTAGTTTCTCAATGTTGAGTCCTGTGCTTCCAGATCCAGTGGCACGTACTGTAGCAGCCACAATTTGAGAACCACTGTTGTAGCCCGAAAGAGTGACGGAAGTTGCTCCGGTTTCTCCGGTATAGGCTGTTCCGGTTGCGGCACTGATGATGACATCGTCCATCGCTCTACCGATTGCAAAAGCCTGGGCTTGAGCATAGGTGGAAGTCGGATCGACAATCATTCGGAGACGGTCCTGATCATCAATCAGGTCAGCTACTTCGTAGTCTGCTAACGTGACTCGTCTTCGTGCGTGAGGGGTATCGGAAAGAATGGTATCTGCTCCACGGGTGCTTCGGACGGAAGCTACCTGGGAACCGATCTGATCGAAATAAGCGTTTTTTCCTCGGACACCTTCTACACGAACCAGACCTCGTAACCGAGATCCCTTTTGTTGTGATAGGTGCTGGAGGTTCTGGGAGTACTGCTGGACAAAAGCAGTCGTTACCTGATTAGACATATCCAACCTGAGATGAGAATTGATCTCATGCCTATGATTGGAGTTGTCCTACATCAGATGTCTGATGTCTCAGGGTTCCATGGTAGGAAGCGAAAGAGTACGGGTCAGGATTTGGTTGTCCGTTTCCGTTCCTTTTGCATGAGGGAATCTGTGGGCCTTTTTACCCACTGGTAATACTTATCAGCAAGTTCAATGGGGTTACTGATATCGGCCACTGTACCGTTTTCTACTGCGAGACGCAAGCATTCTAAACGAAGGGTTTCTTCTTCCGTCATAGTAGCATCTCTCGGAGTTTCAGTGCTTCGGCAACATACTTGTCGTGCTCCGGGTGCATCCCGTCCCAATACGGGCTTTCTGAATCCATGATTTTTTCTAATTTTTCCTCAATACTAGCTCTTCCTCCACCGTCACCAAAAGCAATGTCGTTCTGAAGCATACCATCTTCCTTTAAAATCTGACCGACCTTGTTGAAGAGTTTGATCATCTCCGGAGAGTTTCCGAGTCCGGATTCTTCCATCGTCTTGACCATGTCTGCATCGGCTAGCTGAAGAAAGGCTTGTTTTGCTATTTGAGTCTGTGCATCGAAGTCCTGGCCCCATTCCCTCTTCAGAGAATCGATCCCCTGTCGGATCTGTTCCTGGTACAAGTCCTTTTGCTGGGACTCCTGCTGCTGTTGTGTGGTTGCTATCCAATTGTAGATCTCTCTTGCTTGGTTCTTGGATAACCCTAGTTTGTGGGCATTCTCTGCATAGTCCTTGTTGAGATCATTGCTGATGTCAATCTCGTATCCCGATGGATCTTCGGGTCTGCCTAGTTTGTTGTAAACTTCGGAATAGTTCCCGTCACTTGGTAATTTGATCAACTGATCTTCTGGAACTCCTCGCATTTTTACGAGGTGTACATAACTCTTTGCTAACTTCGATACATCATCAAAATTACGGAGGGACGGTTCATTGGCTAAGTCCTCTGGTAACGATCTGGGATCGAACGCCATGGGGGGTTCGGCAACGGTTGCCTCGGTGCTCTCAACGGTCTCTTCGGTCATACGGAGGTTCCATTTGTTTTTCCAAAGATTCTAAATCGATCTTCAGATATTTGATCAAGTCCATGACTACCGATCTCCGACCTTCCTGGAATGCAGAAGCTATCGAGTCACCGGGTACATGGGTTGTGTGAAAAATAAAGTGTCTCTGACAGAGATCTGCCAAGACTTTTGCTCCTTCGGGAGAATTAAAAACTCTACGATAATCAGCCTGACGTTTCTTCTCAAAGAGCATTCGCTTTGCTCTCATTCAAGGTTGCTACCGATTCATCTTTGCGGGCTTGAGAAATCAAAGACTGTTGTTGGGCAATGACCTGGGCCTGTTGCATCTGTTCCATCATCTGTTGCTGTTGCTGTTCTGCCGCTTTCTTCTGGTCCTGTTCTGCCTGAGTCCTAAAGACCTTTGGAGAGACTTTCAGTATTTCTGCAGCTAGTTCAGCAACTCTTCCGGTTTCAAAACGTTCAATTACGGTGGGATCAAGTTGTGCAAACGGTACAAGAAACTGAATTAACTGAGAGATGGAAGCCAGTTCTCCGGATCTCTGGGCAATCGAAACCGGATTGGAATAGGCTAACTTGAATTCAGCTTCTCTCAATGCTTGTGGTGCTTCTGGTAAAGATCCGTTGCGGACCATGATCGACATCGTTCTCAAAACGAGGGGTCCGAGACATTCGACCTCCTGACGGGCCACGATGGGTCCGAGTACAGATAAGCGATCTCGTTGACGGGCTGCTACCTCGGTTGCCGAGAAACGGAGTACGTCTCCATCGGGTGCGATTGGTCCTGGGGTTTCAAACAGATCCAGATAGAAGGCTCTTTCAATGGCTTGACGGACCTGACCCATTTTTGCTTCATTGAGTTCTACTCTGGCATTGGTGACCAACGGAGTGATTCGATCCTGGGGACCGAGTCCGGCCCGGAAGTAATTGATTCCACCTGCTTTTGTGGTCAATGGCGAAAGGAATCCATCGTCTGGGGCAAGGATCGGTGGATCGACTACCTTTTGAAGGGCTATCAGTCCCACTCTTTCCATCTCGTTGATCATCCGGACATCCGGCAAAGACTCGATCCCTGGACCTCTTCCGTAGACTTCCATGGAGTTCTTTTGCCAGCGACTGACAATATACGGGTTCTCTTCAAACCCTCCGGATCGGATTTCCTTCCTTGTGGAAAGTTCGTAGTAATTCGACAGGAACGGTTTGCTTCCAGTGTTCCCAGATTTGTTCCGAGGTCGAACAGCATGGAGGATTTCAAAGCGCTCAAAGGGACTATCGTCTGCAGCTTTCTTGATCTGATCGGATAGAGAGTTTCCAAACTGACGATAGAGAGATCGTGCCGTGTCAAAGAAGGTTCTGTAGACGGAATCAACCTTGCCGAACTTGTCTTCTGCAATGAAGACGTTTCCAAGAAAATAAGATCGAAAGATTGGACCCATTGGAGGTTCATCGACCACCATCATGCACCCGGTTCCGAAGGCAACAAGATCCAGATAGAATTCGTGCATTGATGAATGGAAGCCACTCTGCGGAGAGTTGAAGACCGACATACATCTTCTGGTTGCTTCCTCTAGCCAGATCTGGACTTCCCGGTCTTTCATCAGTTCCGAGTCTTCGGTTTCCAGTGCAAACCAAGGGACGGTATTGGAGGTCAACGTGTTGTGAAGACCTGATGCTGCTCGGACCAAGGCACGGACTGCTGTGGATTCATAGATCCGATCTCTTCTCTGTTCTCCGGGAGCACGATACCGATTGGTAAAGTCTGCTCTACGAGGAATCATCAGTTCTGCAATATCCTGCCACTGGTTCTCCCAGTTGCCCCGATCTCCCCGGAGTGCTTCGTATTCTTCAATCAGGTTCATAAGGCACTCGCATAACGCCTACGATTGGTCATGTCCCGTGCTCCTGTCAGGATTGTGTCTTCTCGTCCATATCTATTTAACATCAGTCTGCGGATTCTTCTCTGGCGTTCCTCCTCGTCCATTGCTTTTGTAGTTGTCATTTCAATAGAAGAAAACGTGGATTCATCATCCAAGTCAGGGAGATCTGCTAGTTCTGTATTTAACGAACCTCCACCTCCACTACTGC